AACAATAAATTCAACAGACTTGGTCGGTTGTAAGAACACCGAAACCCATAGTTCATTCCTGTCGATCCTTTCGGGAGTATTGTTAGATGCATCGACGACCACTTTATAGCCAGTTAGACCCCTTCTTGAAGCAATCTCCGAAAGGAAAGGGTTAACTACACTAAAAACCTGCGCCCAAAGAGTGCGGTCATTAGGTTCAAAAATGAACTGTCGTAAAATAGAAGTTAGATTCTTCTTAATGTAAATCATTAACATTCTAACATTAACTCTATCTAGAGCTGTTGGTGAACGTTGAAGTGTTCGCTGGCCCCAGACAACTATGCCGTCCTGAGCGAAGCTAACAATAGGGTTAACACTATTACCAGATCCATATAACAAATCCCTTTCGGACTGGGTGGGGTTATATTCAACAGCAAGGGCTGTTTGAATCCTACCACGTCGTAGACCGGCTGGGGCAAACCAAACTTCAGTATTCTGGGCAGTCCTTGAGAAAATACCTGCGACATGGCCAGAAGGTGGTACCCAACGTTCTTCAGCGCTAAATTGATCAAAGATTCTTAACCAGCTCCAATACAAAGCACCATACGAACTATTAATAGCATGATCAAGGTCATCGTAAAGAAGACCATTGTGCCAATCTATAGCTTGCTGTGGTCTTAGTCCAATTGGAGGATCTACTAAGAATAGAACATCACCTCGGTTTTCGCAAAGCTGCAGCGCAGATCCGATCACAGCACCTGAGCTAAACCCAGGAATAGCAAGTAACATAATATCAAAAGCTTCTGGATTCTGGAAAGCATAAAGTCCAGAACTTGTGGCTGGATTTCCAATGACTGCAGCATCAAGGTAAGTCGCAGAATCTGCAGGGTCGATCGGAATACCGTTAGCCATGCCTCTGAATTGCCTGTTGCTAAAAGAAGCAGGACTTCTGGTCTCGCCAACACCTATGTATGATGGTCTTTCGATCCAATTAATAATCGAATTGCCATAATTACCACCAATGGATGAACCTGGGTTAATGATATTGGCAATATAACGAGCATCAGTAGGATCAAATGAAACATCAGAAATAGAATCAACAGCATAACCAGACGAATCTTTAACAGTAACGATATATTTCTGGCTAGTAGCAGCATTGTTAGTATTAACAAGCTGCACACTTACTGTATAGCCAGAATAAGTGTCTTTAGCAGCGTTGTATTTCCCTACCCACGTGCCAGCAGAGGTCCCAACAAACCAGCCCACAATGCTCTGATAATAAGCAGCATCTTGAGCACACTCATCAGAAGCTGGATCGGTAACACAAGATAATGGTGTTGAAGGATCATCGCTTTCTACAGGCATTAATACACGTTCATCAGAAAACCCGCGATAAGCACCACCATAAGGGTAAAGAAATCCAATTTCTTCAGTAAAGCGTAGAGCCTTAATGTTAGTATAATTAGCAAGTAAAAACAACGAATCCAATTCGTTGTTCGGCGTAGTAGCGATGACAAGAACCATACCAGTGGAATTCGGGACATTGATCGCAAAGGACTCATAATAGTCTATTCCGGCCACTGTACCAAAGGTGTTCAATTGACTAGCGACATTATCAGCTGTCTGGGCCAACCCAGCGACTAAATTAGCTGTAATGGTTAAGCTAGAAGCAGGCGATACGACCTTAAGTACCAATTGATTATTATCAGTGGTCAAATCATAAAGATCGGTCTTGGATGCTATCACTCTTGCTCGTGGTATATCATACTGATATAACGAAACCCCAAGTGTTAAAGCCCAAGCTTCGCCACTAACTATTTGAATTCTATCACCATTGGCAGTCGACCTGATCTGCGGGACAGTAACTCCAGATTCATCAACAGCCGAAACAAAGACAAAGTCATGACCGCCTGTAGAGGCGATAGAGTCATTCAAAGCATTGACTAGATCTGCAGTGTTTTCATATGTTCCGCTATCTACCATATCATCGTATGAATGAGCAGATCCTTCAACAGCGATCCTAAATTTTCTATTGTTAGGAGTCAATTCAAACTGGAACATATCGCCAGTACTTAATCTGCCAGCATCGACAGTGATAATGCCTGACAAGATGGCGCCTTGCACTACAAAAGAATTAGAAGTACCTGTGTCAGAGGAATCGACCAAAGTACCAGAAGATACTACATAGCTCGGATCGGCACTATCATAAGAAGTATCGATAACACGATAAGTAGCACCATTTATCTTATAATATTCATTCGTTGAGAGATTAATGCCAGTATCGCTAGTAATTTCTAAGATGAAAGTGGCTGACAAGGTGTTAACATAAGTTCCGGCTATAGCAAGACTAGCCTCAGTCGTTGGAGCTGTTAATTCTGCGCCAGCATTCTGAAACATTGGAGTAGATATGCTTGCATCATGAAACACAACCGGATCTGCGACTGTAGGCAATCTTAAGTTAATTCTACCATAGTCAATACCAGTAAAGATCGGAACTCGGCCCCAGCCATAAGTTCGGTTGGGAGTGTTATCGATGCATACGTCAAGCAGTCTAGTTGGTAAAGCTGTAGAGTATTCTACACCGACTCTCATGATATAACAAGAATCGCCATCTTCCATGTATGCAAGAACAGCATACATCAGATAACTTTCGACAAAAGGTGTACCAAATGTATTTATTGCAGACTCAGCGCCAGAAATAAACGTGGGGATATTTATGGGACCTCGTTGAGCAGTACCGATGAAAGCGGGGCGAAGCGGCCCGGCGTTAGAAGCTACCAGCGAAAGGTCTATTTCACGAGGATATACACCAGGTGATAGATATACTGCCATATTTAACTCCTCTTTTTTAATGCTGTTCCAACTTACATTAATTTTGCTTAGAATTTTTCGAACCAGAATCATAGATTATCTTGATAAATCCCTTTTTTTGGAGATTTTCGATCTGGTCTTCTCTAAGATGGTCGAGAGGTAATAAAGCATGTTGTCCGGGATTTAAACGAATTTGCTGCTCATAACGATAAAAGCTCGTGCCGGGGGGGCGCATTTGAAGTGGAATCATCTGTTTGCAACTGTTAAATACTCTTACCATTCTAGTAGCTTTAACGTCCTCAATAACAGCATCTTGTACAGAAGGACGTCTAATTATTTTACTAGATTTCTTCTTTTTCCTGTCTTCCATCGTTAGTTCTCTTAAGTAGGTGTATAATATGCTGTTACTTGGCCAACAACGGACGGTACTACCACTTGAGGTAGCGGCAACCAAGCTTCCGCCGTAAAACTGAAATCGTATTTAACCTTGGCCATCGAATCATTGCTAATTTCTTTATCACTATTATCTGCAGCGCTGTTTAATTTCATCTGCACATTTCCGACTAGCTTCCCGTCGAACATCCGTAGCTCTGCCAAAGGATTGAAACGCGTTAAAACTTGATATAATATATACTCTGCATCCCTCTTGTGCTCAGCCCAGACACCCATTTCATAGGTAACATTATATGGAACCGGACGATAAAGCTTTGCCACCATAGAACCAGAGGTATTCAAATACCTATTGCCCATTGACAAATAAGTAGGGCTAAATTTATCTTTATTAAATTCGTGCGACGTTCGGCTAATGGCAGCGACAGGTAATTTAGTTCTACCGTCTTTTAAATCGCCACGCCAAACTAATATAGATTTACTACCGCCAGCTATTCTAACTTTCATAAACCTATAGGCATCTTTAGTGGGAACCCTAATACCTGTCCAATATTGCTTAACTGCTTCGTCCAGAGCTCTGAATCCTGGCGTGATAAAATCCTCGACATATTGAGGATAGGTATTATATTCATCACCAGTTAAAGTCCGCCTGCCGCCTTGGCTGTCGCTAAGTTGGCTCACGGCAGCATCCCTTGGTAACCCGAAGGGTACATTTTGCAGCGTCATTGGATTTATTGTTGTATCATGATTAAAATCATAGAGCGCCATAGGTTTTTACCATTTCTGTGATTTTGGTGGCATCTAAATTTTTTACATAATCTTCAGTGTCGGTTTTTTTGGCTTTAAGCTCATCGGCCGTCGGATATTCTTTTTTGCCAACCAACACTGTTTCTACTATACCAGCATTATCTGTAGAATCCGAAACCTCTACTTTAATATCCATTTTGGATTTAAATTCGTCCTTTATACCTTCAGATACAGCAGGTATAATCTCTTTAATTTTAGCTAGGGCCAATAATTTCATTTTCCTTATATCATCAGAGAGACTCACGGTAAGCTCCATTGGTCTTAATTATTTCTATATCGCCTACTATATCTTTTATAGGTCTTACAGTAATATCGGCAGTAATAGATTCTAACTTACATGATAGATAAAGCCAATTATAGCGAAAATTTCCGGAAGGTGCAGCGTTGGTTACTCTAAAAAAACGAGGTGCTAAGTCTACCTGAGCACTATTATAAGGAATTCTAATCACATCGCCAGCCCGCAACATCCTTTCACGGCAGACCATATAAATTTGTCTGTGGCTGAGAGAAATTTCCATTTTATTTTCTACATCTACGCCAGATTTTTTAAGTTCTAATTCTATCGGAGAAGGCTTGAAAAATGCTTTTATCTTGAATGGATTCCAATATGTAGGGTCGGCGTCTTCTTCCCAAACTTCACTGATGTCATCATTATTGGTTCTTAAAAAGATGTTAACTTCTGCGCCGACTATATTTATGCTCTCATCGACTAATTTTCTTGCCATTTTTAAATCAGGCGCTTCATTGTCAAACAATGAAAGCGGTGAATTGGTTTGTTCTATATCACTCCTAAAATCCTTGGCCGCCGTCATAAAGTCTGGGATATCATCTACGCTTGAAAATCTTTTTTGAGTCATTAGTGCCTCCTGCAGTATATTTATCTTTATCATCATCAAGCAATAACCAGTGGTGGGCTGTTTTATCACTAGCCACATCAATAGCCGCCTTCTCAGTATCCAATCTATGGATAATTATCCCATCGCTGTTAAACTCAAAATAGTCTTTCCCATCCAGAGTCCAAACGGAGAAAGAAGCCTCAGAATTTTCAATCATCAAAAATACTCCATGAAGATTAAAGAAATAATCAATGAAATCCAATATAAATCCCCGACTACGTTTTTGGATCGGCAGAATCCAAGCGAGTATGATATTAGTAGTATTGGTGACCCATATGGATGGCATCGCAATGGTGGAAAGAAAAAAACCAAGCCAAAACGCCCTAAAAAATCCTAATCAAAATCACTTTCTTCATCTCTTGTCTTATAAACAGAATTCTTTTTAGTGCTATGTAACTTCGCCAAATCATTCTCTGCCCTGATTCTTGGCGTGGCAACATTCCACACATAATAATTTAATATATTAGTTTCTGTTTCATTCCTCGGACCAACGTTTAACATGTGCCTTACTGTACGTTCGCCAGTACCAGGCACTTTTTCCATTATCTCTCGTAAATTTTTGGGTTTTAGGCTGCAATATTGGTTTAATGTTGAATTGTTCGCCTCAAGTAGAGCACTGTAGGCCGGTTTAACTATTTTATATGTGCCCCTCATTGTCACTTTCTTCCAGTAGAACCAAAGCAACCATCATTGCGCGCTGTAGAATCAACGACACCAGCAATGATCTCTGGTTTTACTATACATTCGAGTATTGCTTGGGCGATACGGTCACCATGGTTTATGGTTTGGGCGATGTCGGAATTGTTTTTTATAGCTATAAAGATCTCACCGCGGTAATCAGAATCAATGATGCCTACTTGGTTAGCAAGATTAAGACCATTTAAACCAATAGAAGATCTGATGTATAATTTTAGCACTAAATCTGAGCCAAATGATGCTTTATAGCCAGTAGGTACCAAAATCGTTTCGCTTGGATTTATATATAGCCGAGATATGTCTGATTCTTCAGAAATATCTTCGTGGCTTTCAACATACTTCCTTAAATCTGGTGCGTAAGCATTATATATGAAATGCTTTTTCCTTCCGTTATGCAAGCATTCTGACATCCGTCGAGTTAAACATGCTGATATATCAAAACACGCAGAGCCAACAGTCTCATATTTAGGTAACGGCAAATCATTACCATTCAGCCTTTCTAAGATTAATTTATACATAAGGTTCCTCAGAAATCTCTACATATCCTCCATGGGACCCAACATGCAAACCATGGAAAAAGGCACCATATTTAGGTAATAATAATTTGTAAATCTTATCAAAAACATAACGCATTTCCCACTCAGCGTGGCGTGAGGTACGCATAAGAAGAATATGCCTCAATTCTCGCACATTAACTGTAAACCCTATGTCATTGGCACACATGTTCGGCAGGACGCGCCTAATAGAACTAGTAAGTTTCTTTTTTTCATCGAACCTTATAGTAGAATCAATGTCTAGCTCATAGTCTAGCTCATCGTAACCTGCACATATGTTCTTTAAAATATCGTCAATTTTCTTTGAATGTTCGATATCAGGACTAAGAACAACACGTATAACATCCTCTCTGATATAACGACCAGAATTTTGGCTAAATGCAGTACCGACTCTGTGCCTAACAAGTTCATGGGTAAAGATCCTTGAACAATCCCTAATAATAAAATTAAAGAAAACATGTTCAAAGATACTTCCGTGCTTGACATCAAAACATCCTTTTATATTGTCCTTTATGGATCTTGTTCTAGTGATGTTTTTATTAGTACCAACAACGAAAGACTTGTAACATAACTTAGCATATACAGAGCAAATAATCTCCATATCAGACACGCCAGAAAACCTAGCCTCTTCGATCTCTCTAACAAATGGCTTAGCGTCAGTATCGTCTAAATACTTTGCTAATTGATCTAAGTCCAATGTCGTTTGGCCTATAAGATAAGCGGTCGGAAGCACTCGTTCAATACGACTATTCATTTATTTTCTGTCTGCTCCAATAGATGTAATGTGGTTAATATACCAATTAATAGTTATCTTGAGACCTGAATCAAGGTCAGTAGTCGCTTCGAAATTAAATTTTAACGCCGCTTGAGTACTATCTAAACTTCTTCGAGGCTGTCCGTTTGGTTTTGAAGTATCGTATTTTATCTGACCTTCGTATTCCATTAACTTCGCTATCTTGATCGTTAAATCTTTTATACTTATTTCTCTTCCTGATCCGAGATTTATCGGCTCGGGATCATCGTAAACCGCTGTGGCTTGGACTATACCTTTTGCTGCATCATCCACATATAAAAACTCTCTAGTCGGTGAGCCATCGCCCCATACAACGACATGGTCTACATTGTTCGATTTAGCCTCATAGACTTTTTTGATAATGGCTGGGATGACATGCGACGTGCTATCATCGAAATTATCGAGAGGACCATATAGATTAGCTGGCAGCAAATGTATTCCATTAAAACCATACTCTTGGCGGTAGGCTTGGCTTTGTACAAGCAAAGCCTTTTTTGCAATGCCGTAAGCCGCATTAGTCTCTTCTGGATAACCGTTCCAAATATCCGATTCTTTAAATGGCGATGCTGTAAATTTAGGATAGGAGCAGACAGTGCCGACAGTTACGAATTTTCTAACATTATGTCTTCTGGCATACTCTTGCATCAGTATGCCCATCATAGCATTCTTATAGAAAAAAGACCCTGGTGTTTTTTGATTCGCACCAATCCCGCCGACCGCTGCGGCAAGATGAATGACTACAGTCGGAGACAATCGGCTAAATAATTCCGAAACATGAGATTCTATCGTAAGATCAAATAATACTGAGCGATTGATGTAGACATTATTAGGTTTAGCTTTTTGGCCTCTAACAAACTCCGAACCGAAGCCATTTTCCATGAAGCATTGAGCGACTTTATTACCCAGAAAGCCAGCGCCACCAGTGATTAGAATCGATTCTCGCTTTAAATTATTCGCCAAGCTTTCTTTTATATTCATCACGCTCTCTCCTTGTGGCTTCAAGATCAAAAGACATATAATTTAAATCAGATACTAATGAATCCACTTTTTCTTTAGCAAGTATCGCTAAACCTTTATGGCAAACGGCGATGTCGCGCATAATTTTGCTAAAAACACTTCTAAGTTCAAGTGCTGTCTTAGAGGGCAATAAGGCTATCATTTCCTCTAACATTTTTATGTCTTCAAGGATAGCAACGTACTTCTTATTGATTTCTGATAATTCATCTTCAGAAATTGCGATCTCCTAGATAGAGCGCTCATAACCTGACTCTTTTAATCGATTTTCTTCAGCTTCAACACTGGCGATAATCGACCAAGGGCATTTTCCCTGAGGAGCGTCATTTTTATCAAAAGCTTCTAAAGGTAACGGTGGTGATTTTTTACCTAGAGAGCCATTGTAGGTATTAAATTGCAATTTTCTTGGCTTATCGGAAGAATGCAGGATTATAATAGATCTAGAATCGATGTTAGGATGATTAAATTTATTTAATTTACTCCAAACACGAAAATCAGGATACTTTTTAACATCTTCTATGTTGAAAACATTTTTATTCTTCAATTCCATTATCTTTCTACTCCTTAAAGCTAGACCATTGGAACCTAGGTTATGATAAGGATAATTACCACACCCACGTTCACATGAAAAATTATCTTGGCCAAGCGTCTTCTTGCTAATCGTTAGACATTTGGGGCAAATAGCTAACTCTACTCCGCCTGACACGATACACACCGCACTATCGACTTTATCTACGGGAATCATTCTATTTTTATGGACTAAGATCTCTTTACTTTCACCAACCGACCGCAGAGTCGCCCTTTGGGTTGATGTCTCCTCGATTAAATCGTATAACTTCGAACTAATCGAACCATCAATGTTCAATATTCTGTATTTACCTTCCATAAATCCTCCAGTAATGTTATTACGTCTGATACTCCTGTAGCAAACTCTCATGGCTCTGTCAATACCCTTCTGATACCATACGCAGCCCATCTTGCAACAATACATCAAAACGATCATCAGAAACCACATCATAATCGACTAGGCCATTTCGGCCCATCAGCTGTTCGAGCTTTGCTTCGACCTGCTCACCGATCAATGCCTTTATGGTCTGTGTTAATTGCTTTTTGCTAAGCACTTCCAGCACGAGCACAGTCCTAAAATTTCCATTTCTCTTCTTGACATTCCTAAAACTGGGGTTAAAACCAGGATATGGTGTTTTCTTATCCATTTTGCACTCCTTTTAAGCGTAAAGTATATACCTAGAGGAGATAGATCAATGAAAGAATATTACATAATATTCAGCTTTGGATTATTTGAAAAGTATCATAAAATTTTTTCATATGAGAAAGATGCGAAATATTATCTTCCGATTTATACAGACAGCGAAATGGCAAATGCTTTTCAGTCAGCGATTGAAGCAACTTACAAGGATGATTTAAGCATCCATGCAAATCTTTGCACCAATAAAAAACACCTTATAGAGATGCTTCAAACAATAGCTAGTCTGCATCAAGAACTAATTTACGTAACAATAAATCCGAACATTGTTTCAGGCGACACAAAAGGCAATATTAATCTGATCGACGATGAATACGTAATAACGGATTATATAGAAAAATTAGAAAATGAGGTTACTTGTAATCAAGATCCTGAATAAACCCACCAGCATCTTCGTCAGTATCCTCATAGTAAAGTGGTACCTCTTTGACCTTTTTGGTCTGCTTGGCCGGTTCACTATCAGTAATATTTAGATCTATCTCTTCTTCCATACAATATATACATAGAGTATCAAATAATGAAAGAAATTTTTGAAACCACTAAATTCGACGAAATAACATATATCGATGAAAATCATTCTTATTGGTTTGGCGACGAAAGACTTGTATCTGTAACTCAATATCTATCTAAATACAAGCAACCTTTCGATACTGACAGATGGAGCAAGCACAGTGCAAAGAAAGAAGGCGTAAGCCAACAAACGATCATAGAGCGTTGGGATGCTAAAGGAAAAGTAAGCTTAGAAAAAGGAACTATAGTCCACAATGCAGCCGAAATGATAATAAAAGGCGAAGATATAGACATCACAGGTTTACCGCATGAAGTTAAAGCAGCCAAAAAACTCTGGGACGATTTAAAACAGAAGTACAATGCTACTACTATAAAAACCGAATGGGTCATCGGAGACACTACCGCAAAAGTCGCTGGCAGAATAGACGCTCTTATACAATTAGAATATAATGGCAAGTTAGTGACTTCATTATTAGACTGGAAGACCGGCACCGTAAAATTAGATAATAAATATGAAAAGATGAAGAGCCCATTTAACGGACTTGAAGACTGTTCATTAAACCATTATAGTATACAGTTAAGTTTATATAGACTAATATTGGAGCGCAATTTAAACATCAAATTGAGCCATGGTATATTAATAAATCTGCCTGAATCAGGGCCTGCTAAAATAATCAAATCGAGGGATTATAGACCGACATTAGAGAAATTACTATTTCCCTAAAAGGTTACTTCAAATCTAATAGTGCTTGGGCGGCCAAAACCGGAGCCGGTTGTAGCGCCAGAGCCGACCGAATTCAATTCATATATTTCAGATCCTGAAATATCCGACAACACCTGACTGGTCGTAAAAGTGGTACGATCCTTTTCGAGGTTAGGTGGTACTTGGACGAAACCATTTACGATCTGATAATCACGATAAATCTTAATGCTTTCAAAAGACATATCACTGTCCTCCATATTATATATTGTAGTTTTTATCTGGCAATATATCTGGAAAATCCTGTCCGCCCTTGTTCTTTTCAAAGGACAAAGCTCTACAATAGTCAAGTTTAGGATAATTACTCTTGATGCGGTTTATTATCCTTATTTTAGGAACTTCAAGATCTACCTTTTTATTAATAATAACTATAATAGTGCGACTCTTGATTTCATCGGTATAATTGGCCTCAACAAGATCTACGCAAGTGTTAGAAACCAAATAATATGGTTTGTAAATGCTTTTCTTGTAATTTCTGGCGGCCATTAGAGATCCAACGGTGGCTAACTTGCCATTAATCTGAAAACTTGGACTAAATAGATCACGTTCAATCTTAAAAAATGTCGATTTATTTGCAGCTATAGAGATAGTCTCTGGGGTGCAACATAACTCACCAGCGAACGGGTCGCCTTCATCTGGAGGAAACGGTACGCAGACTAATCCATCTACACCATGTATTTTGGGCGTCAGGGTCGGACAATATGGTAATGGATAAGGATAAGGCCCGTCTGGTACGATATAGTAAGAAATCGGACTACCAAATAATGTTGTCTCAAAAATAGCTGTTACTAAAAGAGCACTAATCCTCTTTTTAATGGTAAGCACGTATTCATACGACCCCACAACACCCATATCATTTTGGACAACTACAACATCATTGGGCGCAAATAAAGTCATGCTTTCTAGGACGCTCTGTATGTCTGCGGCCGAAGCGTTATAATATATCCTATCTGAAAAGTAAATGGTTTTATCGACAGATTCGAATTTTAATATATAAAACCCTGCAGTAGCATTACTATACGACCATCTAATCTTTTGCGGCTTACCTCCACCTATTTGAATTCTAACTACCGTGACTTCATCACCAACTAGATCTACCGATTGTATGCCTAATTGCTTTATAGGCTGGGCTGTCATTTTACCCTTATATTCCAAAGTCCAATCATAGACATTGCCATTTTGGACTAAAGTTAATCCTATATCTTCAGCAGCATAAAAATTACAATTATCAATAATACTTGTTACTATGTCGCTGTTAGAAGCAGTTGCTTCGATAGGTGCTGTTGTGCAAAAAGCACCAGCTGGGCTGTATAATGATAAAGTATACCGGCCTGAGTTGGCTTTATAACTGAATTTTTGCACTTCGTTAACGCCGATTCCGCCGATCCAATCGACATAAACAACATAATCCTTATTGGAAGTCGATAACCTTGAAACATTTTTCCCAGCCATAGCACCAACGAAATCTATATGCCAAGGTCCAGTATATGGTCCATCATAATTTGTCGTTTGGCCCGATACAGTCACATTGCCAATACCTATTGACGGTAGGGCAAATAAGGCTGCCCTAACAGTATTAAGACTAGCATCGTTAGGAATAGTAACTGTCTGCTCGCCATTAAAAAAAATCGTAAAAGCTCTATTAGAAGCAGTAACATTACTTATAGTCTGTCTTTCATTCTTCGTGCCGACTACAGAACGATTTGTGAAAGCAAAATAAGTACCAATAAGCCCATTACTCACGGGATGCATGATAGGAATAGCCATACCCTTCAAGGCCCCGACAAACTCGATCCTAAAACTTCTTGTTTCGACAGCTGTCACCAAAACATTGTTTGGTCCGATTAGCGTATTAGATTCTAATATGGTTTTTAAAGCGGTAGCAGTTGCATTATAAGGGACTGTGACAGTCTGCGTTACACCACTTTTTGCAAACGTGAGTTTATAAGAACCACCGTCTGCCTGCGGAACTGTTATGTATTGCACTTCATTAGTAATCGAAGTCTCTGATATGTCAGCTATAACGAAATTTGGCTTTACCTTCTTAGCAAAAAGACTAATAGCTCCGATTTTTGGGTTAGGGATGTCGCAGCCCGAAGGACGATCTGAAGTTAAAGATGTGCCATTATATATTAGTTGGCTAGAAATCGGTGCGGAGCATTGATCAGCGCCTGTTCCGGACGTATTATCTAATATTTCTTTGAATGATATCCATTCGCCTACTTGCCCGTTTACCGCGTTACCGATTGGTGGCCCCAATGCAGTACCGTTGGCGCTTGGTGGCCTTATGTAATCCCACCTACTACTAGGAAATATTTTACTAAGATCTTGCGGTACTTCTAATATAGAACCTATGTTAATGGTTCGAGTTAATCTCTTTGTTTCTTTATTACAATTGGTATAGTCAAGATGAATAACGATATCGGTAGCAGGATCTGGTTTACAATTAGATTTATTATCAACACAACTTGGTGGTGTGTTGTTAAGATCAATTATCTTGTTCATTAAAAAGAAATATTCTATGGATTCAACAATCATGTCTGTTTTAAAATCACCAAAGAAAATCGAATAGGTGTCTGCAACATCAGTAGAAACATATTTCCCAGTAGCTTGGTCATACCTGCTAGAACCTGCAGGTATGCACCAGATACAATTCTTATACAACGTAACGTCGGTGACTTTAAAATTAGTGATAGCTTCCAGCTGTGAGTCACTATGCCTTATTTGGTTTAAAACATATTGCGACGGTATGCCGCCATTACCGTTCTGTTTCCAGTAATTGCATGTATCACTATAATCGCAATCGATAGGAACATTACTTCCAGCATATGGTGATGACCTTCCATCTGAAATGACTTCACGATAAGCCACTTTCTTAACATTAGGCCTTCCATAATCTCTATAAGTTACTTTAACGAAAGCCGAAAAAATGTTTACTTCTTGGCGTGGGATGCCAGTGACTGAAATGTTTAATTTAACATCCTTAATACCATCTAAAATTACAGTCTGATCCAACAGCTTGCATAGCTTAATACCATAAACACCAACACCCTTAGGTATAAATTTAGAACCATCAAAATCAGAAGTAATCGCCCCAGGTTTTAAATTATTCTTAAGCGTAATATTAAAAGCTGCGGGCATGTCAAACAAGTAAGTTAATGACCCTGCAGTGGTTATTGCTGTCGGATTAACGCCTTGGAATGGAACCGATTGTACTTTTAGCTTTTCTAATGGTGTCGAGTCGAGTCGCGCCGGCAAATAATGAAACCTACTACCACCAGAAGTAATAATATCGACCAAACCAGTAAGATTTTGCCCAGCATCGTCAGCACCTGTGCGATAATCAGATGTAGTTATGGTTAAAAAATATTTTCCTGCTTCAAGATTATAGTTCTTGCTGACAGATTCGCCATATCTAAGAACCAATTCATTACCAACAAAAGAATCAGAAACAGTAGCAACAGAACTGTTATTAAGATCCCAACAATTCATATTTTTTGGCCCAAAATCATGCCTCTCAACACCCTTGACACCGACTGAACATTCTAAAGAGTCCCTAAAGAAAATACTGCTCACATTACCGCTTACCTCATAACTATTTAATAAAACAGCTATAGAAGGAAAAAACTCGATACCTTTATTATCGATACCAGCGGATGGTACGGGCACATAATAATAATCAAGCATTATTTTGGTTGGCGAAGTGTCAAGCGATGCCCAAATAACAGAACCGCCAAAATCATCAATCGCTACCCAGTCTGCACGATTGGTGACAGGATAATATGCTGGTATAATAAAAGTATCTAGCAGATTATATTGTATCCCTGCCTGACTCGCAAACACTTTATTTAGAATCAAAGGGTTTATAGAGATACATCGGCCTGACTCTGGCGTAATTAAATTCTGATTAGTGTCTAAAATATCGTAGCACAACAAAAGCCCTGGCAATTTTTGGTTAGCGACAAATTCTGAAACTGGGGTAGCAGGCAAGTTTTTTATAAGATAGTTAAATATCGGCGCACACATAAAGCTAAAGCTACGCAGATTTGCCATCCCAGCCATAGGTAAATCAAGACTGACTATAGGAGTAATTTTAGTCGCAATGCCTGTTTTATTGAAGACCAACACATCGTAAACATAAGATCTTAGGATACTATAACGTTTAATGTCTTGGGAGCCTGCAGCATTAAACCCAACGAATAGAGCGCGATGACCGGCAAATTCCGTAACGCCATTATAATCATAAGATGGCACATATCCTATACCAATACCAGTAATAGAAGGATATTTCCGTTCTGATCTAGGCACTATGTCTATGCTATTAACTTCTACCTCTGATGATTTTCCTGTAGTTACATCAACAGAATAAAGATGTCCGGACCCTGTGCCTATAAACAATAACCTCATCCCAGGATCATACGCCTGAGCAGAAGGAACATTATTGTCGAATCCGATAACATTATCGAATAAAAAAGGTAGAAAAGCAATTGCAGAACGCTCTCGCGTTTTCATGTCCATAGCAAAAAGCCTATAAGAAGCGTCATCAGACCGCTCTATATAAAACACTCTATCAAACACTGAATCATAACTTATCAGAGATTCATTGTTTACTAAAATCTCTGGTGTACGTGATGATGTGTCTGGTAATGTGTAACTGCTATTTATCTTAAAATGGGTCAACGATTTTAAATTCGAACCTTTAAACAGAGACCCACCCTGCCATAATTCTTTAACTGAACCAAAGGCAGATACGCCTGGTGTCGTATTAGCGCCCACATAACCACATAAAGTATTAATAGAGCTAGATATTTGGTCAAAATATTCACCGCCGGTTGCGGTTTGGCTATCTATAAGCACAACCGCTGCACTAGCGATACCAACCGATGCCACGAAATTATAATAGTCTTGAGACGCACTAATTGTTTCATCATTTAATATAAACAAAAATTTATGCCCACATTGTATGGCTTGCCGAAATGCTTCGAATTGATCAGAGCCACCCACAGCAGAGTCGACATAATTAAAATCATCGTCTAACGACAATCCGGTAGAACGATGGTCGACATAAATGCAAAAAATCTTCGTCGCTAAAGATCTAAATCTAAGATAATCAGCTGGTTCTACTTTCTTAAGGTCAGCACCGTTTAAAGAAAAATCATTATCAGCCATACCTGATACATTCTTGGTCGAATCGATTAAGATCTGATAATTTAAAGGACCAGTATGACCACTAGTTCGAAACATCTGGTTAAGCATTAGACCACTAGCTGGTACTAAATCAAACCGCCAACTTCCATCTAAAGCCTTGCCGGAGCTAGTTAGAGCTAATTCCATCCTAAACCCAACAGATCTAACTATAGATGAAACTGCTATATTACTAAGACTGCCATATGATTGATTATTAAACCCATAAGTAAACGCATTCGCAGTCGAAACACCGATAATGTTAACAGCAGAAGAATTGATAGGCTCTGAAATCATGGCCGCATATTTATCAACCATTATCCTATCGTTTTCGCAAGAATTATCCCAAAATCCCTTTAAAGTATTCAGTGAAAGCTTATAATATTGTTTACCAGCAAAAAACCCAATATATTCGGGCGTACCCCTGACTTTTGATATTGCTAATCTATAATCGTACCCACCACTAAGTAAAGCCTTGTTGGTTTGTAGCAAAGCCCTTCCTGGAGCGACTCCTGTGTTTAAACTAGATGCATCTATGAAATGTAAGTCGATAGAACACTTATCACTATTCTTTCTACAAGAAACAGACGTACCGAATTTTTGAAAATTTATTGTAGGTAGGTTCGGGATAGTCGATGTGTTAGTTGGTATACTTGCTGTTGTGTCTAAATTAATATCCTGCCCTAAAAAACTCACTGCATTAAACGATGTCAAAATCACATTCGGTCGTCTTATTAATTCCCTTAAAGAACCTGGGATATTCTCTACATTAGTTATAAACTTGTTAATGGGCGGTGCTGTGGCGGCGGGCGTGTCGCAGGCTTGATAATCGATACCATTTAGAATCCTAGGTAAACTGCTTTCAACAGTCTTATACTTATCATTACAAACCATTAGTAATGAATCGACATCTACAGAGATTAATTCGACATAATTAGATCTCGATATATCTGATTGATCTGCCATATTAATTTCCTAGAATCTTATAGGCTGTAATTTTCTTATCCGATTTCGGACGCGTTACTTTAAAAATCAATCCAAATCGTTTTAAATCGCTATGATTATCACCATCTGTCCATCTTTTGAAAAATTCTTTTTTCGGCAAATAACCATTATTTTTCTTTTTGAATGGGTCTTCAAAAAAGATATTGTCTTCGTCGCACCCCATAGCCACTACAAAGTGACCATGATCATTTGATCTTATCAGGCAAAGTATCGGATTTCCGATTTTAATTTCCTTTTGAAGTCTAGAAAGAGACATGCCATGATATTCTTGAAAATTAAGACCTAGTAATTTACAAGCACTAACTAATTCTTGTGTGCTTGTGCCTTTGCCTTTGGTACTACCCAAGAATCTGGTGTATTTCGATAAGTCGTTTTTATCTTCGGGATGTTCGTATTCATAGATCGACTTCAGAGCTGCCGCCCCGCAGTCATAGTCGTGCTTTTGAGCAACCCTTGGCAATGATATATTAACCTTCGTAGTCTTCATATAATATATTTAATCGCCACGATTGTGCGATGCCCAATCATCAACCAACGATAATATCCGTTTTTTCTCGTAGAGTGCTTTACGCTCTGTTGTGAATAGTATTGATTCTGGGTGCCAATCTCCGCTACCATCGAAATAATAGAATTCGCCGGTATTAGCGCAGCGTTTGATAGCCGACACTTCAAAACATATTATATTAAATTGGCCGACAAGAAGTGATGATAATATGCTGAAAACCGCGCTAGGGAGTCTAGGGCATATATATTTCGATTTTGTATTGTATTTATATATCTTTTTAACGAAGAATATCTTTGGATGGCAAGCCAACATCCAATTTAGTTCGCTTGGTACTAGATCCTTATCGGAATTAGTGTATAAATCTATAAAATATAATTTATTTCCTATTTTATATTTAGATAATTCGATTACAGATTTGATTTTCTTGATCATTAACCAAGGATAACCTTGTTTATAGCTTGATTTACTATGTCTTCCGCCATTTTCTTTTTTACGCCGGAAACGATAGATTCCCAACTGGCTCCGGTTTTGATCTCGATCTGGTGGTCACCATTATTAATCGGTTGTCCAGCCATAGGCACTATTCTAACGTTGCTTGCGCCGATAGACTTTATTTTTTGGATTGCTTCATTGACATTGAGCATCTAAATACTCCTAAATAAATTATTAAACACTTCTAAAGCTAATTTAAACGTTTCTTTCTTTCCGATCGTACTGCCGAAACGCCTTCCAAGCGACGGTCTAAATATAACATATTTACCACCATTTAAAATATGTTCATCTATAGCTTTAATAATATTTGTGGCGCCTTGACCGACAGGATAAAACCCGGAACCAGTTTTAAAATCCCTGGCAATTATGCTATAAACACAAGTTTTAAGAGGCTCAAACCAACGATCGTGCGGATTCTTATTGCTTTTCTCCATAAAACGACAAGGATCGTATGATAATTTAAACCTTTTGTGTGACGATAAAAACTTCTGAAGACTTTCTGTGTTATCTAGTAACATCGTATCAGTAATTTCTAACACCGGCACAAGCGACATCGACACAGCAAATGACGATAGTTTACCAATGAAATCATTAAAACTTGTCATATCGATAAATGATGATTTTTCGATTCCGATCTGAATAGCTTTGGCTTTAAAATATGATGCGATCGAAAGTTCTCTATCTATATCCTTTTGTACTATTGTTTTTCCATGTCCCAATTCTATCCTTACGATATTGATAGGCATATCTGCCAATTTTTTCTTAATTCTTTCTATGGTAATGTCCGGCAAAGAAGTTAGCGATAATCCATTTATATTAAGTATAGATGCTGATTTGAATCCGCTGTCTCTGATAAGCTCAATAGATTCATCGATGTTATCATGATGTTCGTCGATGCAGGCAGAGACTTCTAAATTATTACGATAGATCAATGACGTGGTCATATTGTGGGCCAGTTCCAACAAGCGTTACAGGTATTCCGGCAACATCCTCAAGCATCTTTATGAAATCAAGGATCTTCGGGGTAAGTTTGTCTCTTGATGATGAAGCAAAGCAAGTCCAGTCGATGTAATTAGCAAAATTAAGAGCTAATTTGGTAGCGCCATTAACCATCACAGCCTCACGCAGTTGTCTTTTAGAAAAAGAAAATACTCTTCTGACCCTCTTTGTAACTGTCGTTTTCTCTTTTTCTCTTAAGATAGTCGCATATTCTAAAGGCATCTCTGATTTTCTAGCTATTTCTTCCCAATCAATTTCGACCTGATCGTCATACCCTCCGCCAGAATATCCCTTCTGAACGCCTTCTTCAATCACATTACCGACTCTGATTGGATAAGGCCGAAGTACAAGGTAAACATCACCAAGGTATTTTGGAGATATCCCCATATCAGCTAAGTTCTGAATTGCAGAAGTGCCACGGCTAGTGCAAGTGGGATAAGAATGGCCATGGTTGATGTCAAGTGAAAATCCTTGTGCGCCTTCATGTAAAAAAGTGAACGTAGCTCTAAGCACACAGTCAATATATTCGTGAAGTGCTTCACAATGGTGTTTACACATTACATTAAATGGATCAAAGAGCGACATGTCATCTAATATAGCAGAAGGTCGCGTCCACGTTTTGCAAAATACATATCGGCTTAACTCTTCATAATCCACTGCTAGCTTAGTCCCCGGCAACCTTTGTATCTTGTCTGCTATGGCAGCACCACAACCTTGCATTGTACTCGCTAGATGCTTAGTGCTGTCTTTACCTTCATTTTCCCTTTCTCTGTGCTCTTCCGTGATTACCATGGCTCTTTGGTGAATAATAAGCCTATCGATACTTCCTGTTAATTCCACTTCTTTCATCAGCTGTGGTAAAGTAAATGCAGAAGAAGAACCCATGATTATCCAAGGATTGTAATTTGGTAGCCATTTCCTCAAGATCGCAGCCGATGGCATTGCTTTTGCAATATATGCAGTGCCGTCTATATTAACAGCCGTATGGCCAGCATTTGCCATGTTTGTATTAGATAAGAATTCTGGTCTGTGTTTTTGTGCAAGATAAGAAGTTATCAGACCTTTTCCGGTGCTGCCGAACTGACCATCAGTAACCACATTGAACTTACCGCGTTGCATCTTGAGCCTCCGCCGAAGAATTATTCAGATAAGATTTTATCAGTTCAAGCATAAGGTTTTCTTTACCATGAAAACCATCATCGTAAGCATGCCTTAAAGCCCCAATGTCTATATTATTTAATACCTTTTTTAAATTTATGGCATTATCAATTGCTTTTAATCTGTTTAGTATGTCAGAGGCTTCGGCAGACATACGCGACTTTTCAGAATGTAACCATTGTTCGGTCTTAAATAAAAGCCCGATATCGTCATCGAGCTGGTCTAATATTTCAATTATGTTCATTTTTTCACCGTGTTAATGCTTCTAATTATGCCTTTGGTTTGCTGAAGACTGGCACCGAACCTTTTAGCAGATTCGCAAGCCAGTAAATCTTCAATACAGTCGAGATTACCACTCACTTTTATCGGGCACTTTAAGAACTGCGACATGTTGGTGATAAAAGCGCTGTGTATAGCTGGATTGGCTTTATAATTCTGAGTCTTTAAGGTGATATCATCTCGAATTAAAGTCGGCGTCTTTAGATCACGAAATGCCTCATAAGCACTAGCTAGATCAGCTTCATCCTTAGTCCTCGTGCCTATAACAAATCTTATCTCGCAAAGCTCACCGATGAACTTCTTTAGAAACTCAGTACACGATATAATTTCTTTTCTAATATCACCCTTTTGCTTTTTTGGCGATATGTATATTTCAAAACCATCTGTTTCTAAAGAATCTAAACTTAAGCCTTTAAACTTGTCTGTCGAGAAGACTTCACCCTTAGGCCAATCTACTGGCGTAATGATCTTATATTTCCCTTTCGATCTGCCTCTGCAAACCAAAGCATCAGAGCTTAATGAGGGATGCACTATGATCGCAGGTAGACGATATTTGTGGGCTAATTCAAATGATTCTAGAATTTCATTGCCTTGAAAAACATCTATTTCGATTCTTGTGAGCAGTTCGCCATTAGTCATTTTCTTGTTCCGTGATTTTATCAAGTGCGCCTTTTAGAGCATCAATATCTCTGATAATATTTACATGGTCCAAGAAATAAAATGACTTCTTTTCGAAATCTTCACCGTTAGTAATAATGACGACCGGTTTACAAAGCGCTAAAGCTATACCAAGCTCGACATGCGAACCAAGCCTCGCAGGCATTAACATAACCAAAACATCACAATCGACGACCCCTTGATATTCTTTAAGTCCGATCTCCTTAAGCGAAGCCTCATCGTTTACACCACCATGAGTAGTCCAATCATAAGTAATAGTGCATTGCAAATACGCAAGATACTTATATAGAGCTTTAACATTGGTCTTATTATACAAACTAGAGGCAACGTAAATCTTAGTCATCGACCTTCTACTCCTTGGGTTTTAAATAATCACGCAAAATTTCAGCCGCAGCCACCTTATGATCAAGTTTATTAAACATAGACATAAAGGGCCATGGGTTAACAGAGCTACAGAAGGTAAACTTATCTCTTTCCTTCTCTGACATCGATTCAAAAGCCGTAACATAATATTCCGCTTCCTTCTCGAACCTCTTCGCCCTGTTTTCTGGCAATACATCAGGATTTGTTCCATAAAAATGTAATTTTTTTAAATCCGTCGATGGATTCATATCAACACCAAAGATGTATATCTTATCGAAATTCATCCATAGCGCAATCTGCATGCTGGCGAATACGCTACTTCTGCCTATGCATAAACCATCAACCAAATCCTTGCTAAAAGATTTAACACCAATGTTTCTAAACTGAATAGTGCCTGTCTTTCGTCTTTGTATCGACGATGAATTGAAAATTGTTCCATTGAATTCATCCCAAAGGGCGGCGTGCCTTTGTATCTGGGAAGAATCAAAGAAAGCCCAATAATCAGTAGGCCATAACCTAGGGTCAGGATAGTTTACAGATAAGAATTCTATCCCTAGCCTGTGCTTGAGGCTTCTCAAATCAACTTCATTTAGCGTTGGACCATTGCCTATAATAATAAGCGTTTTCCCACGGCCGGCATCTTTCAAAGATCTGGTTTTTTCTAAAAAAATTGGGTCTACTGTCCGTGAAACATAAGTAACACGTGGTTCCCGTTTTTTCTTTATATCCTGTCTTTGCATCGCCTGCTGCTGGCGAACTTCGACCGCCCCTGCCTTCTTGGGTGCAACTCTTGCACTATCTTGAATCTTCGTCGGTGGTTTTTCTGGCTTAGGAGGTAGAGGCGCAGAACGCTGCTGGTGACGCACGCCTGGCTGAGGACCATTGACTATCGATACTTTAACTGCCTGAGCTTTTAGTCTAGTCAGTAGATGGGAACTGTGTACAGCATTAGGCGAAATAGCCCTATTGTATCTCATGTCATTTTCTCGGGTTATGTGTTAGGGTCTTAAGACTCCTATTAATTTTTGGTATGAGATTATATTGGGAATCTGACAACAATTTGTTTAAACCAGCTTTCTGACTATTTTTCTTATTAAGTAGACTAAACATGCAACGATGTATAGTAGTGGTAAGCAAATTAAATACCGGTGCTCTTCCGGGGGTATATACTAACCTATTATTGACCAATTTATTTATTACTTGCAATAATGCATCATTCGAAAGATCACTATATTCGTCATCATTTAAGAGATTAAAACGCATACTAATCCCTGTGCACATCTTGCCAATATCAGCAAGAAGATCATGCCACGATGCCGAAGTCGGTTGCTCTTTGATATATCCTTCTTCCAAAAGCTTTGGAATGATATCTAACTTCTGTTTAAACATATTATTCTTCAGCGCATTCCCCATAAACATATTATCCATGGTGAACAAGCGTCTATCTAATGTAAAAGGAGTTTTAGAAGAGATATTGCAAAGACGATATCGACCTGTTACAATGTTATTACGGGATTTGAAAAAAACTGGGATAGGAAGGGCTAAGCAATGTATTTTATACTCAGATCGAGGATCAAGCAATTCCTTCCCATGCTTTTTAAGAATTTTCCCGTCAACCATTGCCGGCGAGCAGGGTTTTGTATACAATAAATTGTAGGCCCTGTATTGTTCAAGATCTGGGTGTGACGAACCCAGAATCCAAAGGTACCAGGTTTTCTCCAAAACGGCGCTATCACAATAGTTTGCCATAGAGAGGACTCCTAAAAAAGTTTGTCAAAATGAAAGGAATTTACAAATGAGTTATGAACGCCAACTGTCGAAGCTTTACCTGCGAGGTTCTTTAGTGAACGTATCAATGAAAGAAATCGACCCACAGGAAAAGCAATTAGTCGAGTTAACATTTTCTAATCTCATCAACGAACCAGAATTAGAACGCTCAAAAACCAAATTTATAAAAAGGTTTAATAGAACAATACGTGCTGACTACAAAGATGATGTTACTACATCAGAGCAAGATTACTTAGTTGCATTATGGAGAGCACTGGTAGACCTTCTAGTAAGCCGTAAAATCAACGGCTTCACATGCCAGAATTGCAAAGCATCCAGCTACCAAAATAAAATAGGTCTGACCATACAGTTTAATCAATGCTACCATATTTCGCCATGTTGCAACCGAATCATGGTCGGCCAAGAGTTCAAAAATCCTGATGAATGCGAATTACCGATAATTGAATCATCAAGATCACCAATATTCGCGAACAAGGGTGAAAGGAAGTATAGCGACGAGATTTTGGCGGATCGCCAAAGCCTCATCAAGTTCGTCAGCAAGCATATCTCAAATTATCAGCAACAAGTGATTAAAGAGAATCAACAACAGAAATACTTGACCGAGAAGACAGTCCAAGTACCTGCCTCATTGAGCATCATTAGCGCCTTCGCCGCGGTCTTAATGAAATCGGGCACTAATTTTGAAGTCAAGTACAAAGCACCAAATGGTCAGCTAATATCGACCAATCTATTCCATGATTTAGAAAACAAAGAAGATATTCTTAATAGAATGCTAAGAGATATTAATAGTGATTACAATGAATACCATATAATATTCGACACATTCTTTTGCGGTACTGACGATATTATTTCCATCATGCTGATATTGCAAAACCACACCGACTGTGGTATAATACACGAATTGCACGATGATAAGATCGTCATAATCAGTAATAAAAACCAGAGTGTCAGCATGAAAAAGACATTTAAAGAAAAAATCAAATTCACTACCGGTAGAACCGGTGTGAACTCAAACGGCGATGATTCTGAAGGATTGGACAACTTAGTTCAGGGAGGATTGGCTATGCTTGGATTTGGTGATGATCATGAGACTCAAGTGGAAATCAAAGAGATAATACATAAAGTCGCGGATAACTTAAATGATTTAAGTAGGATAGTGTGGATTTTGCAAGTGCAGAGCTCTGGCTTTATGATAGATGGTGAAATAGACCGTTTCCACGAATATACTTCAAAATACCCAGGCGCAAAACTCAATAATACTGATCTTGCTGATTATCTTGGCGTGAGCACAAGAATAGTCAAGAGATGCAAAGAAGAAATCGAAACACAATGTTTCTTTCACGGTTTAGGCTAAGATTTTGGGTCGGTTGATTATTTTTTGAAAAAACGCAATCGCATCTGCTTTTGCGTCTGGATTATAACTACGCCAATTTAACAAGTGCCCAAAAGTCCAGTGGCAATGGCTAGCAGATTCGCATAATGTGATAAGATTATTTGGATCGAGTTCTAGCTCGGGGGCTAAATGGTAAGGCATGAGGTGGTGAACTTCAAGCGAAACTCTACCACCACACGCCAAACACATTCCATTGGCTTCAAGATGAACGGCTCGTGCCTTTTTCCACTTTGCAGACCTAGGCTTAGAAGCAAATACAGGCTTTGCAAACAAAAGCCGCGGTTTGTTTAGATAATTAAACCTAAGATTACTTTTATCGCGACTCTTAAGATTTTTCCCCATGGCAATTTACCGACTTCCTCTCCATCGCCCTTAGGCAAAAGCGATTCTAAACTAGCAATTGCTTCTTCGTTTGAAAAAGCCAATTCATCCAATTTAACGTCAGACAAAGCCATCGCTTTAGGAGCAATTGGTACGACTTGCTGAAGTGAATATCCAGCTAAATTCCAAGCTGCTAAAATAAGGTCATTATTTTGAACTTCGCTACCACGCAATTTATCGATTATGATCATAATCGCTTCAGTTGGTAATCCGACTGGAAATGGGGTCATTGACATTATTATTTCTCCTTGAGTGTGTCAGATTGTAAACTATTGACAATCTTACTATCATATTTACCATTCTGCGCCATAGTCTGAATGATGAGACCTTCTACCTTTTCTCTTAAAATTCCGCTATCCTTAGCTAGAGCTGAAGTTTTACGTTCGACTCGATCTATATCTGCTCTTATAGATGAAGTGTCACCGAAAATCTTAGTTTGCAAGTCGGTAATTTTATCTAGACAATGTTCCATGTTGTCTAAAAAACTCATATGCCTGTCCTTCATAGGGACGACCACATTACATCCAAACCATCTAATGCCTTGCGCTACGAAATAGGCAAAGGCAGCTAATATACCCATTGGAATACCGAACTTCTCGACTATACTCACCCAATCTGTATCAGCCATGGAGAAAATCGAAATGATATCCATTGACATATCCTCTTAGGGCCTATTTAAGTAATTTTGAATAGACTAAAAAAGGATAATAAAATAGTATTAGATAGGCTCTAATTTAAGATGAGTAGCCAGTTGGGTAATGCCTTTATAAGATTTTATAATGTCTGCCTCTAATTTTTTATCGCCGCCAGCCAAGGCACTAGCGTCGGCTTTACCGAACTTCTTATTCTTTTGAAGAGTAGGTAATATATAATCATTATATATCTTATAAAGTGCCGGAATGTCCTTTTCTTGAAGATCTACCGTCCCTAAAATAGAATTAATTACCTTATCATAAACCTGTACGGCACCATCAATAGCTAATTTAGCAACTAATTCATTCTTGCTTCTGCCGAATTTACCACTGGGGCCAGCATCAAGGAGATCCTTAGCGCCTCTAGCTTTTTCTTTTGCCCAGTCTGTCCAAGATCTCTTGGGCTTTTGTTCGGCTTCCTCTTCGTCTACGTCCTCTTCTTCGTCTACGGCTTCATTGATTGATTCTTTAATGCTTTTACTATTATTAGAAGCATATTGAATGATCCATTTTTGGTTGTTTGGCTGAGTAATACCAACAGTTTTAAAGAATGCCTGCCACCATACACTCTTTAAAGATGCAGAAGAATGTATTGATGTGGTTCCAGGAGCTAAATCTTCTTGCGATTCGCTAGCACTAGATATAAGTGTTTTTATTTGTGGTCCTAGATTTTTATTAAACTTCATAGACAAAATGCAAACCAATTTTTCCGATTTATCTTCAGTAGTAAAGTGCGACAATGCATTCGCAAGGATTCCAAATATGTTAAGATTCCCACCAAAAGTGCTCTTATCAACCCCTAAAGAAATATTTCTTTTAGCAGAGAATTTTTGAAAGAATTCGTCAAAATGTGCTTGGCAAAGAGCTAATTTTATACCATATTTTCTATTGAAGTCTTTAGAATCAGTTATAGGACTTTCTTTACAACCAGCAGCAGCACATTCAGTAAATTTAGCCATTTAATTCACCTTATTTAAACCAATGTTCATCTGGGCCGTCTGGGCAAATTATGTCATCATTGCCTATGAATCTTCGTTCGTCTCTGGCCGATAGTTCGGTGTGATCTCTTTTCTTCCTGCATTGTTTACAATATCTTACACCAGGGTCATTACTCACAAGCGTCCCGCCGCACCACCCCAGACATTTTACTTTTTTGCCTTTCATGGCTTCACCGTGTTCTTCAGAAGTCAATTATCTTGACTATTATATGTTTACTTTCGGCGTATTCCATAGCATTTCCGGTAATACTTGGAGCCACTATGTATCCTACACATTTCATATTTATAGCTGATAAATATTCGACATATCTAATAGCTTGTGACACATTAGCTATAGAAGCTTTTTTCCTTTTAACTTCATACGAATGATAAACTGCAGATGTATCAATCCTTACAAGATCTATTAACCCTAACGACTTGGTATCATATTCTTCGATATATTCATCGTCTGGGAAATCAGCCTTTAACTCACTAATCAGCTTCTGGACCAATTCGGCCTCAGTACGAAGCATTTGTATTTTATTGTCGTGCCATTCCGCTGGGCTAAAAGAATGAATCATTTCACTTATCGTTATCTTGATAACTTCAGTTCTATTTCTTGCTATTATTTTATTTTCATCGAATTCTATCCTAGATCCTGCTGCCATATAATTGATCGGTTTAATAAGTCTTGATGTGTGAATCTGCAGAGAAGAGTCGGCTTTAATAATAATCAGGTAAACACCACTCGATAGTTTACTCAAGCCTCGACCATCATATTCTACAGAACAATTAGCTAAGATAATGTGACTTACCAAAATCAGCCCTCGGTAAATAATGTTATTTACTATTAATAAGGAGAGGGCTATGGACAAAGGTTTAATGCAAAAGATGTTCATCAAATTATTTTCTACAAGGCAAATCGCACATAATGAACATTTAAAGACAGATATGTTTTCAGCACATATAGCACTAAATGAACTATATGACGGGTTACTAGGGTTGACAGATGAATTGATAGAGACCTATCAAGGTCAATTTGGACTTATAGAACCAATCGATAAATTATTTCTTGAATATGCAGAAATAGTTGAATATCTCGAATCTTTCGCATCTGAAGTATCATTAATTTCGGAAAGAATGCCTGCAGGGTGCGGGCACCTTGGAAACATTATGCAAGAGATAAGCTCTCTACTATATAAGACGATTTATAAACTAAAATTTTTAAAGTAATTAAATACCCATTGCCGTGCGGCCAAAGAATTGATTTGGCATACCCATCATGGTCTGTCGTGCAGCATATGGCTCACCTGGCTGCTTAGGCATCCTATTAGGTGCCCCAAGCACGACGTAACCAGATTCATGCGCTGCAAGAACATCAGTTATGAATTTAATGATTTTAAATACCGTCGTCTGACGTCTAGCCCCAGACATACCATTCGCTGATTTGGTAATAATACCTGATTTAATCTGCCTAGCTAAATCGTTTAAATTATTGTGGAATGTCTCGCCTAAAAACATTCTCTTATTACCGAGCACAAATAAATTCCATCCAATGATAGCTCTACCTAATGATGTGTCAATCTCAGAAGCGTAAGGAACTACCTCGACTTTATTTATTAGGCAAATGTCAGGATCAAAAGGAAGATCCTGTAAAAGAGGAGGATATACTAATCTATCAAACGAATCAACAAATCCTTTTCCGATAAAATAGCGAATTAGTTTTCGCCTTACCGTTTCGGTGTTTGCAAAGTGCTTAATCAGATCTATGTCTTGTGTGTCCATATATTTATATTTAATTCCCAGATAGTACAGAAAATCTGTTAATTCTTTTGACCTTTAATTCCCTATCAAAAACATCAAACATTTGGTTACGATGCGAAATAATTAATATGTTGTCAATTCTAGATGACAGATCATTTCTGATGATACTTATAAGACCTTCGATTCCATCTTCATCCATTCTACCATCGACCTCGTCTAAAACCATTAAATTACATTGTCTACCGTACATGACTTCATAAAAATCATAAGACGCAAGCATGAAAGCAAGATCCGTTCTTTTCCTTTCGCCGCCCGACTGATACTCATAACCCCACATATTGCTAGTTATCCTAAGGTCATTTTCGATCTTTATCTTAATGTCTAGACCAAGTATACCCAAATAGTGTTCTAATCTAGAATTAATATAAGGCAAGTGTTCTTCACACATAAAGCTTTTAACTTTATTTCTATCATTATATGATTTATATAAATATGTATAATGCTTGTCTAATATTGTAATGTCTTCTAAATCACTCTTATTCTTTATGATGTTATCTAGAATGTCTTTAAGTCTTCCGTCCAACCGCTCAATGATAGTTTGATTGGGGTCGCTGTCCGTTTCCGCTTCTGTCCTTAATAATGTAAGCCTTTTTATCTCAGCTTTATAATTAAGAACTATAGTTGAGAGGTTATTAGCTTCCATGATTGTGATGTTAGGGATTTTTGCAGCTAACATCGCCTCATATTTTTTGATGACCTTGTTGCTTTCTTCTCTGGCTGCCGAAGCATCGACTAACTGTGTGTTAAATATTTCTAATTCTTTATCGATCTTGTCTAAATTGTTAGTTATCATACTTGAAGGTATAGACTGTTGGCAAGCAACACAACTCTTACCTTGTAGCTTATTAACCTCATCGCGCCGCTTTTTTAAAACAGATAAATTAGATTCTATCGTGGTGATCGTCCTGAAGTGCCCAGCGTCTTCAGATTTCAATCTGTCTATCTCAGCTTTAATCTTTTCTATCAATCTCCATTTTTCAGTCAATTTGTCTATGTCAGGTATGGTTATATTGCCGATTTTTTCATTAATAGTCGCGATTATGGAATCTATATCTAAAATCCTTTTAGCTCTCTTGATCTCATAAGCGCCACTTTCTTCACGATAAGACTCGATATCGCTTAAAGTTCTGTCTCTATTTGCTTCAAGGTCTGTAATTTTAGATTTAATATTTGTGAATAGGAATTGAGCATTGTCGGATTTAGCTTTCGCTATCTTGGCATAAAAACTAAACCTATCGACTCTCAATATTTTTTCAAGAGCTTTTTTCCTTGCGACTTCGCTCATTTCCATCCAAGACCGACCATACTGATTAAAGAATACACTGCCACAAAATATGTCATAGTCGAGGTTAAAGGTCTTATTCAACTGCGATTGCATGGCTTTAGATGTGGAGACTGTATCGGCAGAAATCCTAGTCTCATCGCCATCCCTACTAAATAACACTTCTGTGGTACCACCTTTTTGTCTACGCCTTATGATCTGATCGCCATTTTTAAAATCGATGATAACTTCACAAGTTTTGCCGGTAAAGTGATTAATAATAGAGTCGCCTGCCGACGAAGCGTGCATGGTTCGACCAAACAATCCCCACAACACGACATTAGGAATAGAGCTCTTGCCAGAACCATTAGATTTGCGAATATCTTCAGACCCAACTTGGGGGGAATTACCAGAGTCAATCTCACCTGTTATTAAACAGCTTCCTGGATCTTCAAGCGATAATACCGATTCATAATCACCATATGAGAGAAAGTTACGCCACTTAACCGATTTAATTTCCAGCATTTAAACAAGTTCTTTCATAAAATTCGTATGTGATTTTATATAATCAGGAAGAGCGTACTTATCTATAGCTTCGGCATTCCAGATGCCATTTGCTACAGGATGAAGATTCTGGATCTGATTATCAGGAGTCCAACCGTAATAGACTTCCTTTAACCAATTTGGCCGCAATTCGTCTTTATGGCCATGGCACAAATATTTATAT